GGTGAACCTGATGGTAACAAAGATACTGCTGAAGAAGATGCTGAATACGACCGATTTTAATTAGGAGATTATATTATGGAATCTATATACAACTATGCAGAAATAGTTAAAGCTTTATCTGAAGGTCCATGCAATGTACACTTCACTAAAGTCAACGGAGAGTTTCGTGATATGCTTTGTACATTAAATGCAGATCTCATGGGACTTGAAGGAGAACAAACTGCAAGTACTACTATTAAAGTTAATGAAGCAGTAGTACGGTGTTATGACCTCAATGCCAAAGGTTGGAGAGCTTTCCGTTTAGACTCGGTACTTAATTTTTCGCCGGTCGTCTAATTATGGACATTGATCTGTCAATGGAAGATGAAACTACTCGATTCATGAATAAGAAAACGTTTTCTCGTCTCATCGAGACTACGGTTTTTACTACTGAATTGAGTTATATGGACGCTGTAGTTCATATATGCGAAAAGAATAATATTGAATTAGAAGACGTTAAACGCTATTTGACTCCATCTATATTGGATCATTTAGAAGCTGAAGCTAGGTCATTAAACTTTTTGCCGAAACTAAACACTTTGGATGTATAAATACATTTGTACAAATATTAATGTACAAATATCATACACAGTGTTATAATACTTAAACCATATATTGTTAATACGAAGGAATTAATTTATGTCATTTGCAAATCTAAAGTCTAAATCTCTAGACATTTCTAAGTTGGTCAATGCAGCTCAAGAAGCTGCTGGTACCCAACAAAAAACCAATTCATACGACGATGCCCGAGTCTGGAAACCGACTGTTGACGAATCAGGTAATGGTTATGCCGTTATTCGTTTCTTGCCAGCATGTGAAGGTCAAGACTTGCCATGGGTACGTTATTGGGATCATGGGTTTAAAGGCCCAACTGGTAAGTGGTATATCGAAAAATCACTTACAACTATTGGACAGAACGATCCAGTAGGTGAACTAAATTCACGTTTGTGGAATAGCGGCATCGAAGAAGATAAAGAAACTGCACGTCGTCAAAAGCGTCGTTTGCATTATGTTTCTAACGTCTTAGTACTAAGTGATCCGGCTAATCCAGCAAACAACGGTAAAGTGTTTATGTACACTTTCGGCAAAAAGATCTTTGATAAAATTATGGATCTTATGCAACCTGAGTTTCCAGGTGAAGAACCGGTTAATCCTTTCGATTTTTGGCGTGGTGCAGATTTCCAGCTGAAGATTCGTAATGTTGCTGGTTACCGTAACTATGATAAATCTGAGTTTAAAGCTCCGACTCCACTATTCTCTGCTGAAGAGTCTAAGTTGGAATCAGTATATAACTCTATGCATCCTGTAGGCGAGTATGCAGATCCAAGCACATTTAAATCTTATGACGAGCTTAAGCAGAAGTTAGAGATGGTTCTAGGCGTTGCTACCGGTGTCGGTTCAACTATTAAAAATGAATCATTGACTATGACCGCTGAACATGCGCCGCTTCGTTCAGCATCTGAGCCTACTATTGTAGCAGCCCAGACTACCTATGCTCCTCCTGTTGCTTCTGAAGCAGACGAAGATGACACCTTGTCATATTTTGCTAAAATGGCAGCGGAAGATTAAACCGAACCCAGTCAAGTGCGTTAGACTAGAGGGTCCCGAAAGGGACCCTTTTTTTATATTGGAGAATAAGTTCTATCAAAGAAATCGATAGACGAAATGTTAATATCCATAATTGCGTTAGACACATTACTGACATTAGTATTATTTGATGTTGGAGCATTAATTATCGGTGTTGCTGATGCCATCGCTGCCTGAGCTACGGCTGCCTGTGCTTGTTGTTGTTGTAAAGCTTGTTGCTCCACAACTAAAGCGCCTTGATTAGGAGACTCGCCTCTTTCAATCGGCATCGTCGTTACGGCTTCAGCCTGTTGTGCAGGAAGCGGCGGTTTTTCAACCACGGTCAATTTTTCTTCTTCTGTTGCTTCTTCTTCCCTGCGCTGTAACTTAGCTTCTTCCCTGCGCTGTAACTTACCTTCATTTTTTGTTTCAATAAGCTTTTCTTCTGATTCTATATCAAAAGGTTTGGCAATAGTCTCCTTACCAAAACCTGGTACCCAGTCTAAAGCACTATTGACATAACCAATAACTCCATTAATTGCCTTCATGAAAGTTATACGAAGAGAGTCAAATATACCGGAAATGCCATCTTGCAACCAATCGGTGAAGCTAAAATCGTCCATTGCGTCGGCTGCTTCGTCAAATCCTAACTTACGAGCTATCCACGATACTACATCTTTAAGAAGATCTGGTACAAATCCAATAATAGTAGCATATAACGTAGAAAATCCTTCAGTCAGTGCCAAACCGATTGATCCAGTATCTGCAAATATTGCCTTCGCATCATCTATTGCTTTTGTAAGTGAATAAAGCACCAGCGCGATCCCTGCAGCAGCAAGGACAAATGGGGCAGCAGCAACAGCCAATGGTGCTATTCCAGCATACAGTGCTGCACCGGCGGCACCAATTTGTACCGCCACGACTCCTATTCTCGCAGCAAATCCAGCTATCGCAGTATAAAGCGCTTTCGCCCGGTCTTTCAAAGAGCCGGCTTTGCCGGCTTTGTCGCCGGCTCCAGCGGCGGCGGCGCCTCCGGCGACCTCAGTAATTTGTTCGCCAGTTTTAAGTAGGTTAAGCTTTAATAGTGCGAGACCGGCTGAGACAGCTTTTATTGCCGTAAATATTTTACCGAAAACCCACATACCTAACATTGTTTTTGCTATAGTATCAAAGTTATCGATAATAAAAGGAATAACAATTTTACCTATTTCAACAACCTTACTTCCTAATTCCTTAAGTGTAGGTAAAATCTTAGTTTGAAATACTTCAGTAATATAGTCCCAGTTTTCTACAACCAGTTGGATTGCTCCAACTATAGCACCACCAAAAAGAAGGTCTTTAAAGAAACCTGCTATACCGCCGCTTTCTGATTTTTTCTTTTGTTCGTCGGATATTCCAAACAAAGATGAACCGATATCTTTAAGAGCCGATAAAATACTTTTGTTTTGTTGATCATCATCCATTTTGGCTTCGAGCGCATCACCTTTATTAGTGTCACCTTCGCTTTGAGCTAATTGAGGAACAACGGCACCCATTTCTTTTAGTTGTGAACTAATCTCGAGTGAAGCCTCGATATTTTGTGTTAACAATTCTTTCATTGATTTTATTGAGTGGGTTCCGCTGTTTCTTGTCAGCATACCTTCTACTTTTAATCTATCAATGACGTCTTTTAAGGTGTTCATTATTATCTCTATCGATTATTGTTAATAGTTTTTAACTTATCATTCTCTTCTCTAATATAATCAATCAACATAGAAACATAAACATCTCGTTCCCATGGTATCATAGTCTCTAATTCCGAAAGGCTGTACCCGTGGTGCTGCATCATCGCGAAATTGGTTTTGAAGTGGTTAACCAAATTGTCATGAGAGAGGCATACTATAAAAAATCTTTCATTCCTTTCAGTTTAATTTCATTCACTTCTTTACATGAAGAACATTCGAAAATGTCTTCATATGTTACTGCAGGTATTCCAGTTAGAAAATTAGAAATCTTTTGGAACTGATCAGTAGTCATAGACTCTACGAACTCAGTAATTTCTTTCTTAGAATAATCCTTGACATTAAATCGGTCTTCTTCAGTCTTAATAGTTTTGAGTGATAACTTTGCCATCTCAAAACCTTGATTTACTGTATCCTTGTCTCCAAGCGATTCTAATGCACATACTGCACCATATGTAGGATACTCAAGCTCTACTACAACATCGGTAGTCAACTGAATAACATTTTCTTCAACTAAAGGTTTACTCACTTTGATATCAGTAACATCTAATTCATATTCATTTTTATGTCCGCACGATTTACATGCAATTAATACATTCGCCACTTCTCCAACTGCTTTAGATCTGATTTGAGTAAACATATACTCAACATCAAATGTAGTTAGATCGAATACATTAATACCAGCACTATGAAGACAGGCATTGAGAGTATTACCAATTTCTCGCATTGAGTGCTTTGTATCTCCTGATTCAAAAGCAATCATTAAAACTTTTTCTTCTTTTACTAAGTACGGTCTGTAGTTTACAGTTTTACCTGTCGATGGAACAATCAATTCATATGAAGGTGAATCATTCAGTTTTGGCAAAGCCATTATATAAAACTCCTAATTAATATTATAATTCAAAATAACGATTTAAACTTATTTATTAGCGCTCCAGCTATGATATCTCCGAGGCTATCATCTATCTTACTAAACGAACTAGTAAAATCTTTATATGATAACTGCACAGTTAATTCCATAAGTCCACCAGCGTCGTTAGTTAATACTAGCTCGCTTATTGAAGTTGGATATGCTTCTATCAATTCAACTTTATATACGGTATTATTCTCACCCCCGAAACTAAGATCAATTTCTCCCTGACTAAGGTCAAATGGTCCTATCGGGCCGACGTCACGTGCAATTCGTTTTAAAACAGTATCAGCAACCCCAGTACTATTAAAAAGTTTCTTCTTAAATACCGGAATAGACATCTTTTTTTGCACTGATTCAATTCGAACTGGTTTTACATAGTCATTGTAGTAACCAATTTCATATGCTTCGCCACGGCGCTTTACAACCATATCTTGCCACATTTCAAAGTATTTCTTTACGTGGAAATCATTTAATACATAAAAAGTCAATGTTATATCAGTAACTCCAAACCCATTTGCAATTTTACGAGTATTTAATCCCATTTGTACATCTTGAGAAATCATCTGTTTCCCAGGTAAGGCAGCAGCTCTACAAAGTAGATTTAATTCTTTAGTGCTAACACTAGGATCTAAAGGTGGCAAGTAAATATTAAATAGATTCGGTTTTGCTAGACCGGATCCTTTTGATACCGCACTTTTAAATTCGTCTATTGAAAACGGCATTATCCGATCATCCTCTTAGAGTCAGAATATACTTTAAAATTATTTGCCTTTCTAAAGTCAGCTGTCGGCAAAAAGGTGGCTATTTCCCACTCAGTAGCAGGGACCAAAGCAAATTGTGACTTAACATGATTACTTAAATAATGTTTTATACATGGTTTATAGTATTTAAGCTTAGCCGCACGTTGTAATAAATTATAAGATGCTTTGAATCGCGTTGAATCATTGAAAGCTGTATTAGTTGTTATACCCATCAGACCATCTAGCATTTTAGCGCGTAGCATAGGAGGTAAGTAATGCAGATTCAATCCCATAAAACCACCTTCTGCTGGTCCTATGACCACGACTAAAGGAAAGGCATCGTAATAAGGAAGAGTGTCTTTGTGTTTCGGATCATATATAAACATATACATGCCGCCGACTACTTCATTACTCTTTCTTTTAATAGGTTCTTCTTTCATCAACTCAGTACGATTGATGCTACGAAGATTCTTGGCTTTTTGTTGAAACCATTTGCGTGACTCGGCCGTCCGGGGAGTAATACCGGCTTTAAATGCCTGCAGCTCTAATCTATTAAAAATATT